TTTAATGGCTCTGGCTCTACTTATGTAGCTTGGAACTGGAAAGCAAACGGTACTGGAGTATCTAACACTAACGGTAGTATCACCTCAACCGTTTCCGCAAATGTAGACGCTGGGTTCAGTATTGTTAGTTATACTGGTGCTGGAGAACCACCAGATACAGTTGGTCACGGATTATCTAAAACTCCAGAGATGATAATCGTTAAAAACAGAGATACAACTAATCATTGGTATGTTTACAACCACAAATTAGATTCTACCGCACCAGAAGATAAATATATGTTCTTATCTACTACTGATGCAGTCCTTGACGCTAATATTTGGAATGATACAGCACCAACTTCTAGTGTTTTTACAGTGTACTCTAACTCTGGTGTAACGGGAGATGGTGATGCTATGCTTGCTTACGCATTTCATAGCGTAGATGGCTACTCTAAGGTAGGCTCATATGTTGGTAACGGTAGCTCAGATGGTACGTTTGTTTATACTGGGTTTAGACCTGCTTATGTGATGATAAAACAATCAAACGGTGTATCTCATTGGCAGATTCACGATACAGTTCGTGATACATACAATGTAATGGGTTATCAACTTCACGCCAATGCTACTGATACTGATGCTTCTGCCTCTGCTTATTATATTGATTGCTTATCAAATGGATTTAAACTAAGGATGACACACGCTGGACAGAACGGTAATGGTAATACATACATCTACCTCGCATTTGCAGAGTCACCCTTTAAACATACTAACGCCAGATAATAGGAGAATACCCAATGTGGATTTATAACGAAACAATAATCAAGACACCAAGAACTATGGTGATAGCAGATGTAACTTATCCAAGGAACATCTTTAGAGATTCTGACTTACTGACTTTACTAGGTATTGAACCTTACGAAATGCCACCACAGAAGAACCAGAGATACTGGTGGAATAATGAGTTACCGAGAGATGTAGCAGGTCTTAAAGAAGGTATGGTATCAACTGTTAAGAACCAAGTAGGCAGTCGTTTAAAGACTACTGACTGGATGGTCATCAGAGAGATGGATGGTGGTACTACTATGAACGCTGATGTTAAGTCTTATCGTAGTGATATTAGAGCAGAAGGTGATGTTAAAGAGATTGAGGTTAATGCCTTAGTTACTTTAGATGATGTCATTCTCTATGAAGCTACACCTTACACAGAAGTTAGAAAGATTAAACATACTGCTGAAGATGGTACTGAGACTTACGGACCAGAGACTGATGAACACACAAGACATATTAATTTGACTATGCACTTTGATGCTGTTGATCCATTGGTAGATGCTGACCCTGCATTTGTAAGTTTGACTGCTCTATAAGGATGTTTAATGGAATTTATAAATATATTGGTCAACATATCTGTCGGCTTGATGACCATATTAGTGCCAATTCTTGTGTCAGTGATACGCAATATTATTAAAGACCAAAGGGCGTTTGAAGAAAAGGTGAACACATGTCAGACGATGATGCCAAAAGAATATGTTTTGAAGGCTGACTATAAATCCGATATGGCAGAAGTAAAGACTACGTTGAAGGATATTTATAAAATTGTTAGAGAGATAAGATGAAACAGCCTAGAGAAAAGAATGGACGCTTTACTAATAAAACTATGTGGTCTTGGTTAAAGTGGATTTGCAGAAAATTAGGTAGATGTAAGTAGTGTTTTGGGTTGACCTTGTTGATGGACGGTGTATAGCTTATTTGCCTGACCCTTGGAACATACCTCTAAATTATGTGATTATATGAAATTAATGATGGCACTTTTATTGACAACCTTATTAGCTGGATGCGAGAGCATGAAGTTTCGCAACCTTGGGAAGACAACTGTCACTAGCGGTATCGCCTATGTTGTAGCAGGAACAGTACCAGCGCTTGCGGTGGGTTTAACAGCAATGGCTTATGATGAGATCATTCCTGATGAGCCTAAGATAAAGGACATAAAAACTAAAACACAAGGCGTAGTTCACGTTGCAACGTCTTGGGGCATGAACGCTCTATACGCATTCATAGCGTTCTTATTAATAACTAATGTATTAACTCCATTCATCACTAGAAAGTGGGGTTACAACGAAGCTAAGAACAAGTACAAAGAAGTTATATTTGAACAAGATAAGGAGTGAGTAATGGAAGGGTTAATTAATAAGATTAAATCAATGAATAAGACTACTCTCGCGGTAATCGGTATATTCGCAGTAATTGCTATTGTTAATATGCTTGGTTATGGTGGTTAATGTAGGTACAGAAGCTAAACCAGTTTGGTGCTTCGTTCACCATAGGATGAAAAATGACTAAATGTTCCTTATTGTATTTCGTAGTAGGCGTGACAATTACGACTGCCAGCTATGCGTTTTTTAATGAGTTTTTAAACATGCCCAGTCAAATGATGCAGATGATGAATCCACCACAACAAGCTTGTGAATGTAAATGTATTACGGAGAAATAAATAGATGAAAACCCTACAAGAAGTTAGAAAAGAAATTTTGATGCGACTAGGTTTCTCGGACACACAGGGTCATGACAATAATAAGCTATTGGTTAATACTATTATTGAACATGCTCAGTCGCAATTGTTTTTTCAATATGATTTTTTACAGATTCGTAAAACAGCAAACAAGACAATTTCTGCTGGTTCTTCGTTGTATGACTATCCAACAGATTGTGACTATAGACGTGTAGTTGATGTATTAGTGATTGATGACAATGGTTATCTTAAAAAGATGAATCAAGGTATTAGCCTGAATGATGAAAACTCGAAAGTTAGAGCTATTCCTAGCAAGTTTGACGTAAGGGAAGGTCAGATAATGATTAGTCCAGTACCCGATAAAGCCTATACGATTCGTTTTGAATACTACAAGAAGCCTTCCACATTAACGATGGATAGTGACAGGCTTACTTTGGATGATGAGATTGTGTTTGCTCTAGCATTAATTGACGCTAAGAATCACTATCGCATGGACTCAACAATTGAGAGACAACAATTTAAAGCGCAACTTGATAAGAAGAAAGATGCCAGTTTAGGAACTAAGAGATTCTTTAGAGCATGAAGACATTAACAATAGATAAATGGTCAATAGGTATAGACGTGCGAAAGCCAGCGTCAGTGTCTAGTGCAAATCGTTTAGTCGATTTAAAAAATGCTTATATCAATACTGGTAAGACTATTACTAAGCGTAAAGGCACAANTTGGTGCTACGTCTAACAATACCTTTGGTTTATTTAGTGCGAATGGCGTGATTCATGTTTTTGGTACAGTCGCAGTTGGCAGTGTTACTGTTCCTTCAGGTGTTCAGTACAATCAAATTGGTTATAGCGGAATGACCTTAACAGGCATTCACTCAGCAGTATTGTTTAATGGATTTGTCTTTGTATGTGCTGACTATAGTGGCACTTCACGTTACCATTATTTAGATGGTACTAGCCTAGATGGTTTTAGTACCGACTGCCCTCATAAGCCAGTATTCACTGTATCAGCAGGTAAGATATTTGCTGAAGATGATGATATTGTTCGTTACTGTGAGGTGGGAGACCCTAGAATTTGGGATGGTGTGGAAGATGCAGGATTTATTGCAACTGGTAACTTTACAGATAATAGCACAAGCGTAACAGCATTAAAACCGTATCTTGGGTCGTTGATTGTCATGCACAACAACACCTCATTAGAATGGGCGATTGAGCCTAACCCTGACAACACAGCATTAAAAACTACTATCCTTGAAGGTTCGCAAGAACACAGGTCTTTGGCTAATGTAACAGGTGATCTATATTTTTTAAGTGAAGCAGGTTTTAGGTCTATTGCAGTGCAATCAAGCACAGGTAATCTTGCTGATATTGACGTTGGAAGTGTGATTGATAAATTGGTTGCACCAATTGTTAAGACAGGTGCTATATCAATCTACAATCATAAAGAAGGTCAATTTTGGTGTGCAGTTGATGGCAAGGTTTGGGTTTATTCATTCTCTAAAACAGCCAAGCTTTCAGCGTGGTCGTACTATGAATATGCGTTTACGGTTGACGATATGATTATGCACAACAATGAAGTTATCTTTAGAAGTGGTGACAATATTTATAAGACGGATGGTAGTGTCTATACAGATAATGGCACTGATTACGAAGTCGTTGCGGAGTTATCTCAAATCGACTTTAAAGATAATTCAGCCTTAAAACAGATTCATGGTTTTGACGTGTCGCAAGTCGGAACGTGCCAAGCTATATTTTCAATGGGTATTGAAACCCAAATTACAACTCATACTGTGACAATAACAGGCGATTTTCGCGATTCACAGATGATTGCATTGCCAGTAATTGCAACTCATATACAGCCTAAGTTTATTAACAAAGATAGTAACTTTTGGGAAATGAACTTGGTGAACATTATGTTTAATAAGATGGGAGTTCTGTAAGTGTTTGACATACGAATTTTATCTCAAGATGAATGTATTGATTCTTGGGGTTTTATAAGTAAGTATTTAAGCAAAGCACTCTCTCATGGTAGAGGTGAATGGACAGCAAACGACATTTTGAAACGAGTATTAAAAGACTCTAGTAATTTCCATATTTGGGAAGTTACTAATGATGAGAAACAAGTAGTGGCTATTGCCAGTACAAGGATTGTTAATTATAACCACTATGATGTATTGCGCTTGTTTACGCTTGCTAATACTGGAATAGAAAAGTGGTCAGATTATCAAGAAGAAGCTTTGTCTAAACTTGCTGAAAAAGCAAAAGAAGCTGGCTTAAAACGTATTGAGTTTATCGGCAGAAAAGGCTGGGAAAAGCAATTGCAAGGGTGGGATTTTTTACATATAACAATGGGGTTAGAATTATGATTTTTAGTTTAAATA